GTTTTATGTTAGAGGTATAGGAGGTATATGTATAAAAACCTTTACATATTCCGCGCGTTTTTGAGGGCGTAATTACGGTTCGGGCGGAGGGCGGTGCGGGGCTACGTTCGTACAAACTTCCTTGCAAATCCAAGGAAGCGAAGATTAATTCTTTAACTGTCAGCTAATTACGAAAAACGGGGGTTTACAAAATCACAGGAACCGTTTTTCGGGCTGACAGAAATAGGAAACGCCCGTCATCGCGACGGGCGAAACCGAATATTATGGTCATTAAAAGTTGTTGTGAAGGCTGGTTTATGCCATACCCGCACCACCTCCAGACGCATAGGAGGCGCATCCGGTCTCGACGGCAATACAGAGTGTATCGAAGGCATCGGAACCGTCAGTACGCGTCTGCAGCTGGTCTTCCTCGGTTTCCTCTTTTTTCTCTCCAGACTTGTCTTTCTGGTTGGTACCATTGATTGTCATGGCAGAGTCGATACTGATAAGCAAGTCCGGATTGTTTTCTTCGTTGATAAGTATCTGGTATGTTGCCTGTCCGAGGAACATACGGTTGATAAGCGCATGTTTGACAGGATGTTTCCATGGGGAACCGATGTATATCTCACGTACTGTCCAACCGTGCTGGATAAGACAGTATTTGATTACTGTATGGAAGTCGTTCTTGTCGACACCGAAGTTGTTGCCGACAAAGGTTGAATCGTAACAGAATACAACCTCTTTATGGCGCAACGGACCGTAATACTGGCAAAAGTCGTCGACAATTTCAGGCAGACGGCGGTCGTACTTCGTAAAGAACGACTTCAAGACACGGAGCTTCATATCCTTGCCCGGCTGACCAACAACCAGCCATTGGATGTTATTGTTGGCATCGAAGGCAATATACAGGGGTTCGTTCTTATTGATATCTGCATCCATACGGCAGTCCACATGGCGCAGCTTCTGCATATCGAAATTCAGCGAGTCGATATAGCTTTTATCGACGGCCGTATAGAGGTTGCGCGCACTCTTGGCATTATAGAACGAGTCCTCGCTATGTTCTACACGCTTACACATGATAGTGGTACGGAACGTGGCTGGAGGCATATCGCGGTGACACTGTCGGATAAAGTCTTCTCCCAGAATCTCGAGATTCTCGATGCTCGAGAACTCTTTATAGAGATAGGTGTCTGAGCGGAGCATGTTGATGGCCCGGGACATACGTCGTAAATTATAGCGTTCCTGAGCAGTAACAGTTTCACGGCGCTCCACCTTGTCGGCTATCTGCTGACGCAACAGCCAGAACGAGGCCAACAGTCCCTCGAGCAGCATTACTTTTTCCTTATCACACTTCTCTCGGTCATTCAGGAACCAGGATCCTTTCTTGGTCGTTGGCATATCTGAGAACTTGGCGATGCCATGGTGATAGTACAGCTGACCAAAGGCGTTGGCGTTACCACGGTTGGCGGGTAGCGTCTCGTCCTTGAACTGCTCAAAGTCTATCTGCTTGGCCTCGTCGACAAGGACGTAATCAAACGATTGGGAATTACTGGTACCCTTCCGGTCCTGGGAGATGATACTAACGTAGGATCCTGTGTAGAAAGAGAGTGTGTTTTCCCAGTTCATGGGCTTGATAATCGGTTCCTTCCATCCCCACGCCTTAGCAGGTTTCTTGCCCCAGGTGTAGTGTACACCCTCCCGGAATCCCCAACGACGAAGGTGGGTGTCCCATGACGGGATGATATTCGTCCACATACGCTTCGAGTTGGGACCGACGGCAGCCGTGTTGGAACCAGGCATACCCTCGGCATTGCGGCGCACGATACAGGCGCAGACCAGACCTTTGCCGGTACCACGGCCTGCAACCATGGTTATATTCTTGGTATTCATGGCCAGTATGTACGACTGAGCCCTGTTAAGATACTGCTGCTGGTTATCCATTACCGTCTTTGTCTGGTTCGTTGGCAATCTCGACAGCGTCGGCATCTTCTACGATACGTTCTGCCGATGTGCCACAGTACTGGGCTATAAGCCTGTCCATAACCTCATAGGCATTCTTGATGGGCTGGAATCCCATACTCGTGACATCGAAGGTAAAGACGATATGCGGCACAGAATTGAGCCCCATATCGCGCTCATCGTTCTTATCGAGCTGGTTGTATTTACCATACTGTCCGGCCAAACGGGCGATGGCCATAGGATCCTGCTTACGGACGGCAATGGCATAACCCTCCATAATCATGTTGTTAAAGCGCCAGCGGTGCCATTCCTTGGAGCACATCTGCAGGCTGCCGACAATGGCATGAAGTATCTCCAGATCTTCGTAGGCCTTCTGTCTTGACAGAGGCTTGCCGTCCGTCTGATAGCTTGCCTGGATATAGTCCACGAATTCACGATCCTTCTTCAGAGGATTGCGAAGCATATAGTTATAGATATCCCTCAGCCTGACGACACGCTGGATAACCTGCTCAGGGACATTATCCTGTCGCATCTGCTCGACGGGGAGCATCAGATTGGAACTGTATAAGTCGATATCCTGTATCATTCTATGCTTATTTGTGCGGTTGTCAGCCATTGGTTGGCACTCTCGATAGCCGTCGGAGAACCGACATCGGCCAGACGTAATGTCTTCTCATGGAGTTCACGGGCGCGCTCTGCCAGGACACGCCTGTACATCCGGCCTAACGGTGTGTACTCGTTACGGAAGGATTCTACATCTTCATCCTTCAACATCAAAAGGGCGCCAATCTGCTGAGGGGTCAACAGAAGACGTGCCAGCTCCTTCGCTTTCTCTAATAATTCCTGTTCCATGCTTGATATCTATTTCTGCAGACCCGTTGACAACAGTATCCTCCCACTGGCTCAACAGCTGCTCATAAACTCCTTTATCCGTCGTGATGATGGTTGACTCTGCCCGGTCACCGTAGGTCTGGTTCTGACTGGTGACCACGGAGACCTGCCACTGCCGGTTATGAATCAGGAGTACCTTGGAGTGATTCTGTCCAAGGAACACATGGTCAAAGGCACCGGTCATCAGCTGCTCCAGCTGGAGTGTCTTGCGTGCCGCACGCAGGTCGAGCAATAGCATCGAATGCTCCACCAGCTGCTTTTCGCGAAGACGGAAGAAACCGTTCAGGAATGGCTCTGAAGTAGAGTAGCTGCTGACAAAGACCGTTGCACGGCCTGTCTGACGGAGAATCCATCCTAATAACCCCAAAGTATGCAGTCCCTGTCCGAAATATGCCTGGATAGGCTTCTCGGACAAAGGCTGCAACAATGTCTCGATATTCTTACCCTTCGGCATTAGCTGGGATATTAATGCCGATGGCTTTTAGCTTCTCGACAGTAGAAGGTTTGATAACTTGCTTCAGAGCTAAAAGGGTATCGACAGCATTACGGATCTTTTCGATAGAGGCTTCATCCTGCGTTTTACGCTGCAGTCCTCTGGTGATAGCCGTACGGGCGTTCTGGATGGTTTTCACGTTGTCAGTGAAGACATCCACAGGATCCTTGTCATTGTCTGCAGAGGATTTTCCATCGATAATGACATAACTGTCATACGTTGCATAATCCTTACGCAGTTGGGTGTCTGCCTGGCGCAACGTATTACAAAGCTCGTTACCATCGCAGGGCTGATAGCCAGGCTTTTCGATCATTACCAGCAGCTGGTTGTGCAGCTGGCGTATCTTCTTCCACCGCTCGGTATTATTATCCCAGAGGGCCTTGATGGAATCCGGCAGCTGGTCGTGATCCTTGCGCTTGCCACGGACGCCAAGCAAAGGAACTTGTGGCACCTTCTCTTCTTCAGCATCCTCAGGACGCTGTGAGAGGGTTTCTTTCACCTGCCGCACAGCTGCTTCGTTGAAGGCCTTCGTTGTGGCCGGTGTCAGCCCGCGCATACGGATATTATAGTATTTCTTCAGATCACTACGCACCCAAGGCAGCATACTTTGAGGACGTGCCATGGCACTATTGTAGATGCCACGAGCACGGGGACTGACCTGCAGCAGCATGGTGGCGGCCTCACGGATCTGACTGTCAGTGGGGTTCTCCAGCTGCAGGAACTGATGTATCTTCTGATTAAGAATCTGGTCCATAATAGTACTGTTAAATTAAAAACGGCGGCGGCTGGCAAAAAAATGCCTGATCCGCCGCCTGTCATCGGGTTTTATATAGGAGGGGTGGTTACTGTCCGACAGTCTTGATCTTGCCGTCAGCACAATCCAGATACTCCGTAGAGGACAGCATCAGCTTGCCTTTGTACGTGGGTACAGGACATTCGTCGTACACCTGGATATCGAACGTTGAGGTGATGGCACCTGTCGCTTCAGACCCAGTGTCACCCGAAGGTGATGTGTGACACTTGAACATATCATTACCCAGCACGCAGAACTTGCCGTCGCGCTGCTGATAGACATATACGATGTCGTCATTCAGGGCCTGACGTGCAAAGCCCTTGACCTCGTCACTCATACCGGAAACGATGGCCTTAGCCTGGTTGTTGGCAAGCTTTGAGCCGTCTTCACCAACAGTATCGTAAGTCACGTTGGACGCTTCGTCCTTCAGGTCGATATAATTGAAGTATTTCTCGCTTTCCAGCGTGAAGTCGCCATCATAGGCGGCAAGGTCCTTCATATTAACACCGTTATCACCGGCATTGGGAAGGGTTGGCCATACCTTGATGTATTGCTTCAGGATATAATACAAGCGACGGCGGACACCTGCAAGGTTGCGCTGTCCGGGACATGCCTCTATGCTCTCGTAAAGAGAAGCGGATTCACAATTAGAATTCATATTGTTTAATCTATTTATGGTTCAACGGAAAGGATACAGGGCCGAAGCCCTATATCCATTGGCTTGTCATCCCTATTCTTGTGCAGCGACAGTCAGGGCGTAGCTGCCAGAAGCAGCGTAGTGAGAGTCATCGCCTGCGAAAGAGGCTTTGATGAGAGTGGTACCAGCACCGACAAGCGTCACGGCACCCGTGGTCTCGTTGACGGTGGCGACAGTCTCGTCAGAGGACTCGTAGGTCACGGTCTTGCCTGCAGGATCAGTGGTGGCCACCTGACCGGCATACTCCGTACCCATGGTAGCATTGTCAACAGCCTTGGCGAAGCTTACGGTGACAGGGCTCTTTACGACGATGGTCTCGGGCTCGTCATCACCTCCATTGTCAGTAGAACCGGAACCATCTCCGAGCTCGAAGGCGGCGACCTTCAGCAGCTCCTTGTTGATGCAGCGGATCTGCTCGCCATAGACACCGGCATACTCGAAGGTGCAGTTCCAAGGACCATACTTACCGACGTTGGCGTGGTTCTGCTGGTTCATGATATCGGTACCGAGCAGGAAGTTCGGCTTGGTAGAGATCTTCAGGAAGTTAGAACCGGCCATATTGTCGAGTACGGCGAACTTACACTTGCCACGAGAACCCTCAAGGGTGTCTTTCTCGAAGCTGTTGTTGTAGGCCAGCGCTCCATGGCGTGCCTGATAGTCGTCGACGTAGTCGTCGTAAATCTCAGGAGACATGTACATGAAGGTGTTCTGCTTCTTCAGTTCAGGATCGCAGGAGCGGTAGTACTCCTTCAGAATCTCGGTGGCATTCGTCTTGTCGATGGTGCCGAGATTGATGAAGTTGTTCTTTGCAGCGACAATATTGCCGGCAAGAATCTCCTTGGCGATAATGGTATCAAAGGAGTCAAACAGGTCGGCAGTAGTCTTGCCGTTGACATTACGGACACCGCCGACGAAGACAACGTCGTTGATATGCTTACCAATCTTGGCGGCGAAATATACCAGCAACTTGCGGGCAATCTGGTGTTTGGTCAGTGCCTGACCGAGAGCGATGGACTCACCATAGATGCTGTGGAACAGCGGCATGGGGTCGAAGTCCTTGGCACAGTTGCCGGGGAACACCTCGAGGATACGGCCAACGATGGTGTAGTCGGCCTTATCGTGGTTCTGGGTGCTGTAAGGTGCCAGCTCAGCATCACCGGCGAGCTCGTTGAACATCACCTGATTGCGCACACCGGGGAGCACGGTTACATACTTAGCTGTCTGGTCCTGGAAGACCTGGAACGGCATGGTAAGCAGCTCTCTACGAATCTGCTGACAACTTTCTCTAAGAAGTTCCGGGGTGATGACTTCCGCCATCTGGTCCGGGGTCATAAATTCAATCTTTGCCATAATTACAGGAGGTTTTTAACGGATTCATACATTTCCTTGGCTGTCTGAGGCTTATTAGAATCGTCCTCAGAGTCAAGAGGGTTCTCGGGCGATTCACCGCCAGCTTCCTTCTTGAAAGCATCGAACTGCTGCTGCAGGGTGTTCAGGTTCTGCTCGGCAGTAGCCTTGGCATCCTCAGCAGTCTTCTTGTCGGCCTGAGCCTTGGTAAGCTGCGACTGCAGATCTGCAATCTGGTCAGCCTTGGCCTTCATGTCATTCTCGATCGCGGTCAGCTGGTCTTCCGTCAGTCTGGCAGTGCCGTTCTCGGTGTCCAGCTCAATCTCCTGTAGCGCTAACAGCGTACAGACGAGATTCAAAATAATTTTCTTCATTGCTGATAAGTTATTAATAGGTTGGTGGTTATTATCTTCTTCATGTGCAGGCTCTGCATCGTTCATGATACCTGTCAACTTCTGCAGGGCGTCCTTCATGCGCTGCATGAACGGGCGACTGGGCTGCTCCCAGTTTCCTTTTATCAACGGTGCGCCATAGTGTTCCGTAGCTCCTGGACGTCCGGCATAAGCACTTATGACACTCTTGGACTTTGCTTCCATATCGTCATCATCGAGAATGGAATCGACAAGGCCGAAATCCAAGGCGTCCTTGGCACTCAGCCATTTCTCCTTACCCATCAGCTCGAGATTCTCATCGACGGTCTTGCCGTTGCGCTGCGAGTAGATATCGGCCAGACACTTGTCGATAGTGTCCAGCTGCTCACGCTCATGCTGGAACTGCTGGATAATCTGGTCTATCTTTTCCTTATTGGCTGACGTCCAGACCTCGAGCGTCTGGCTGGAGTTATGGATAAGCATCATAGATCCACGGGCAATCTTGACACTTTTGGCCTTCATACAGAGAATAGTGGCAGCACTGGCCGTCATACCGATGATGACCATGTTGCACTTTCCGTGATCCTTGATATACTCCATGATGGCCAGACCATCGTCGATGTATCCGCCCAGAGAGGAAACGGCAATGGTGAGCTCCTGATCTTTATGTTCCTTCAGGAAGAACTTCACCTGATCAGCGGTGGTACCTCTTGTGCCGGTCCACCAGTCCCAGGTCTCGCCTATGGTTCCTGTGATATAAAAGTCGAACTTCATAGAAATTGCTCCTTATACTTTACTTGATGCAAAGATAAGGAAAAATATTGTTGTGACAAAATATCTGCTAATCAGCGATATAGAGCATGGGATGAGTCGCTTTATAAGTAATTTTGACAGTCTTTAGCGTCGATTCGGTGGGCTTCGACGGATAAGGGATATTCTCCTCTATTATCGCGTACGGACGCGTGTAAGTGCCTATCAGATGCTGGGTTCCGTCGGTTGCCGTCAACCGGAATGCCAGATGACGACCTTTGAAAGATTTCTTGTCGTGGGTATGGAAAGTACAGGTGACG